ACTTTGCGTGTCCTCTTGTTAGGGTTTTTGTTTCCTGGGCAATCACCCAGAGTTTGTAGTTGTTGAGTATAGAATCGGTCGCCCAATGTTATTCTCCTTAATTTGAAAAGATATTATACGCGGATTTCAGCATCTTTGTAAAGAATTATTTTTTACAACCTCTCAATTCTTACTCCGTACTCTCGTAAATGTTCGAGCTTACATAGCTCATAGGCAGGAGCATACGCTGAGAACCCTCCTGCTACTACGTTTGAAAAGAAAGTATCTTCACTTTCTACCTTCTGACGAACATAGATAGCGTATGCAGGACAGCCATACTTCTTCTCGTAGTCAAAAGGAGTCATGCCTTTCTTACTTGCTAAAAACTCGGGGGTGAGTCTGTTCTTCACTTCTACTGCCGCATGATACGTAGCAGACCAAGCGATCTCACCATCTACAAAGTCATCAGACATACACTCATCTGGATAGTAGTGAGCTGTCAGTCTTTCGTCTTTTCCTGCTGGTCTTTGTGGGACTCCAACTCTTTCAAGAATAGCCCGTACAAAGGATGGACTTCTGAAGAGTGACTTGCTGATATCTGTGATAGTATCTCCTGTGAGGTAGCTTTCGCACGCTTCAGCGATTTCTTCGCGTGACGCAGGACGACCTCGCAGAGACTGTTTTCTTTTCTTGACATATGCTTTTCTGTCCTCATAATCCTCGATAATCTTATTCAGCCTAGTTGTGTTATAGGCTATATTTAGAATATCACAGGCTTCTTTCTTTGTTATAGGTTTTTCCGAAGAACTGGGGCTTAGAAGTGCTATCACCTTCTCTATGTTTTGATTCGATAAGTTCTCGTAACTCTTTTTCTTTACTGTTGCTCTTGCCATTCTCTAACTCCAACTCTAGTTTAAACATCAAGCAGCAAATAGCGTGTGCTAGATGTGAATAATTTGTTTCTGGGTCTTGTAACTCTGCATCCATGTGGGCGAATATATGCCGTAATGCACCACTTGTATAACGCTTCTGGGCATTCTCTAGCTTACGCCAGTTTTCTTCATCGTACTTTTGTGCCCCGAAGGTTAATACTTTTGCTACTTCAAGTATGGCATTAGGAGGCAGAAGGTGCATCTTCGGTTTTTCATTGTCAAACTTTCTGCCCTCACTCATGTACGAATTCCTGTATCATAGGAAAGAACGGCTCTATTACATATGCACACTGCTGTGCAATAGTCATATGTTCTTTTTGTGTGCCTGGAGTAGTTCGTACATCAATATAGTGAATCCAAGAGCGCACTGTGCCTTGCATATACAAACGAGTCTTTGTTAGACCCTCTGGCAGTACAGCTCTGGCTTGCTCTTTTGCAATACCATTTTCTATAGCCCATCGGTAAGCTGCACTAGCGGACTCAATTACTTTATTCTGCTGTGCTACCCAGTGTTGGTGTAGTAATTCATCTTCAGTATCAATACTGTTCTGACGATTCTTAGCATCTTGTAGTCTGGTTTCTCGTATTACATACGGATATCCCTGCTCGTCTGGATTGGCATATCTTTGGCTAAACTCTTGAAAAGCAAAACTTCGATGACGTACTATCTGATGTGCAATGTCTCGAGTCGTATTGATCTCGATTGCAACACTAGCCATCTCAAAAGGAGACCAGTGTTTGTGTTTAATGAGGTACCGAATTAGTTTCTCATTTGTTTCTTTATTCCATTGATTGCTAGGGTTCGATACTCTAGCCATATATGCAATATCGTCTAAAAGATTAGACGAAGATCTAGATATAAGTTTTACGTGGCTCATTTTGCTGTGATCCTTTTGTCGTAGTCTGCATAGTCCTCATTCCACCAACAAGGTTTTGGTCGATGAGACCACACCGCAAAAGTGGCTTTATCGAGGTGATAGTAATCTCTGTAAGATTGTACAGGATTGTTATAGTCTTTAAGCTCGTCAGGCATTGCTAGTCCGAACTCTGTGAATCCGAGTCTTGGTAGATTTCGTGGCTCTGGTAGCTTGTTAACCACTTCCACAATCGATTTGTGTTGTTTCGCATAGCGATAATGATATTCATCATTGAGAGCATTGCCATAGCAGTGTGTCCATTCAAAATTGTCTAGTGATGATCTTACCCAGATAGTGCAAGGGTGATTATACATCATCGGTAGATAGGGGGTTAGCGGTCGTTCTTCCATAGGAAGATGTTTGATTTCTTTCTTGAGAGCGTTAAGATGGTCACGCTCCTCTTTGTTGAGAGCACGAGGTACAAAACCTAGATGCTCGTCAACCCAGATAGCAGTACACAGTAGTTGTGCTACTTCTAGAGGCATCTTTACAATATGTTTGTCTACGTGGTACTCTGCGCACTTGTCGAGGTCGTTGTCAAGATAGAATAAGTTCATGTATAGTCTTTATCCTGCATTTTGGTCATACGTTTATCTATTAAATCTACCATCTCGTCTTGAGATATCTCGAAGTACTCCTGCAATAGAATAAGCATAGTAACAACATCGGCTAATTCTTCTTTTAGATTTGTTAATTGTTTGGTCTGCTCTCCGTGACGTAAAATTTTTGAACAAGCTCTAATAAGCTCACCGCACTCTTCCATAGTGATAATAAGAAGTTTTTCTGTATTCATTACTCCCCTCGTATATTGTCAGGTGTATATTGGGTGCAATCACTACACCTATTGTCAGGAGCAAGCCAGTCAGTATAGCCATCACATAGATAGCACTGGTATATTCCCTCAAGAGCAGGATTGCGCTTAGATTGTTTTTTACGATCAACATGAGTTGAAGCCCGATTGAACTTGTTAAAGTGTTTAGCAACTGGATTTTTCATGGTAATCTCCGTAAAATTGAACAACTATTATACTAGAGTTTGTGAAATTAGTCAAGAATTAATTCAAAGTACCCTGGAGCTAAATCAAGAATAGTTCCTGATCTTTCTAGCATTATGGTGCAGAACTCTGATAAGGCATCATCTGCCTCCCCCTCCCACTCGCAAAAGTTGTCAAGGTGTCTTGCGCCGCCCCATTTTATCCCAACCCCTACGTTTTCGGCGGCATACTTCATACACATTGCAATTTCTTCGTATGCACGAGTATTAGTACAAGGTATTCCGCACACAGATATTAAGAGAGATACTGCTACCCCGTAGCTGTGTAAAGATGTGGCATTTAAGCTAGCACCTTTATCATACATTGCTTCGGCTAGTTTTGGGCTTCTTTGTCCCTCTACAACTTCGAACTCTACTTCTCCGATCTCTCTTGCCTCTCTTACTACTTCTGCAAGTTTAGGGTGTACATTATCCAAAAGCTCTTGTGAACTTTTATTTAATTTCATGTCGTACATTATTCTTCCTCTGTTCTAGCTACGGTTACTTCTTTATAGTATACGATTACTTCGCCCAATTGGCTGATGTATCTTTTGATTTCTTGTGTATTATAGGCCATTAGCTCATAATCTGCAACTGTCATTGCGACAAACACGAGGTCTCCCCCATGTTTCTTTTTAATATCTTCCTCGAACTTATCCATATAGGTACGCTCTTCTTTCGGTATCTTTCGATCCGAAACTACGTACCATTTGGGTTCTTTTAGATTTAAAGGTCGAGGCATAGTAGGCTGTGTAATATCTATCTGTACGGGCTTACTTATAACCTCTACCTCTCTCGGAGGCATCTGTAGTAAACTACAACCACTAAGGGTTAGGATTGCTAATGCTATTACTGATTTCTTCAATTGCATCAAATACCTCCTTTGTTCTCTGGTTTGCCTGAGTTTGTATCTGCCCAGGTCTTGCACTGGCTATCTTCGCAAGGTTGTGTCTACGAAAAATATCTAGGTATTCAGACATCTCAGCTTCGTACTGCTGATTCTGTTGTTGCATCTGAGCATTTGCTGCTGCTGTCTTCTCTGCATTCAATGTAATTGCGGCTATTGTAGCCTTCTGCTCTTGATCCCGCAGGTCTTGGGCAAGGATCACTGCTGTCTGTTCTTCTAATTTATTTTTCATAGGCACAACAGCGAATTGGTAATACAGAAAACCTGCACTACCCATCGCTGCTATGATTCCCATTAATAGTTTAGACATTTTCCATTCTAACCATAAGTCTTTCTGCTCGATTCCCTACCTGTCTGTGCCACAGTGAGTCTCTGCCTTCAACCCCTGCTGTCTTCCAGTCTCCTGCATCAACAGCTTTCTTGAAGTTTTTAAACTTACTAAGTCGGGGACGACCAAGATTAAACATCATATTGACTAATATCTCTTGGACTTCCCCTGGATAAGTTTCCCACATATCAAAGAGAACTTTGCACTCTCCAATAGCAATGTCAAGGTCGGCTTGGAAGGCTTCTGTGACCCTCTCTTCGCTAACAGGAGTTCCAACGTCACATCCTTGCTCTGGATCTTTATCCGTGATTAAGTGCCCGATACCAAAGGTAGCGTAGCCTAAATGATCAAGATATATTTCGTTTACTATTCCTTCATCTACTGCTAATTGTTTCTGTACTTGTTCTCTATTCATGCTCTACTCCTTAGTATTACATTCCTGCACTGGCGTATATTGTTATAAACGGCAAGGCTAAACAACTGACTGCTGTAACCACTGCGCATATTACGCAAGCGGCCTCGTCTCTTTTTCTCACTTTTGTTCTCCATAGAACTTGGGCAATAGCCCCTGTATAGGCTACTCCGTGGTGAGCCTACTTTACCTATACCAAGTCTTTAAGGTCTTGATACCCACCTATATGCTCCCCATTCAATATAATCTGAGGAACTGTTGTTGCGTAGATGAACTTAGCTTGAAACTCTTCTACGCTATAATCAGTACCTAACTTTAGCACTGATATTTCCATATTTTTACTACGCGCTAAGGAAATGGCCATGTCACAGTAAACACAGCCGTCTCTGCTGTAAATAAGTACTCTATCCATTACTGGTTAATGAGTCCAAGGTCAAAACCTCTCTTTACAAGCTCATTACGATACTTTTGCTTGTGCTTAGGCTTTGTATTGCTACTTAGTAGTGCTGATACCAACTCTTCTTCTGAAGTGTTGCGTAGGTAATAATGAACCGTCTTGTAGGTTTTCGCCTGACGGCTAATCAAAATTTTTGCTGATTCTTTAAACTTTGCTGGCATTTTCTTTCTCCCGTTGGTATTCTAATTTAAGATCTTTGTAGCATCTCTCTGCTACTCGCTTGTCTCTGGTTCTCATGTACAGGTTATGTGCATCTTCCACCTTATAGATAGGGTCTGAGACGCAACCATCATACTCTATAGTTATTTCGAGTTTATTCTTCATCTAAGTGCAGTAGTCCTTCATCTACCAAGTGTTCGATAGTTGCTTCAATACCTTCTTGCTTGCCTAGAGCATGACAGGTCATTCCACACCCTATCACACAAAATGCAAACACAGCATATTCTAACATAAAAATTCTCCCTTTGTGAATTGGTTTCTCCATTTCAGAATAAGTATTATACGCATAAATAAGGATATAGTCAAGAAATATCTTTACAATGCTAATAAATTTTTTACTTTCTTTTGGGGGAATTATACTTAACTTTATATAGAATGTCAAGAAGAATTTTTGAGCGACCTCAAAAAAATTTCTTGACAACCAACCCGCTTTCGGATATAATAATCGCATGAAAAAATATAAAAGAAAGCCTTGGACTGATGAAGAGCGCAAAACACTTGCTGCTCACTACTTCTACCAAGATATTGAAACAATGATGTATATGCTACCTAATCGAACAGAGCAATCTATTCGTAATCAGGTTGCATATCTAAGAAAAAGAGGATACAGGTTTAAAAAATGATACTAGATAATACGCAGATAGCCATAGTTTTTGCAATCTTAATTTTCTGGATCTTCGCCAGAGATAGGGATGATTTATGAATGTTAAAGTACGTAATGGTAACGTTGAGCAAGCACTACGAATTTTCAAACGTAAAATTACCGACAGCAATAAGCTGTTCGATTACCGAGAAAAAGAATACCACGAAAAAAGAACAACCAAGCGACAAAAAAAGAAAGCCGCAGCAGTTAATCGAGAAAGAAAACGACAACAAAAGCTGGCAGAGAAACCTTTTCCCTTGAAATAGTTCTTGACAACTTGCCTAAACAGGCGTATAATATCTATATTAACTGGGAGAACATATGATAAACGTACAAACTGAAGGCAGAGACATATCCAAATACAGCACTTTTATTGATGAGTGTATCATGTCCTTATTTCCTGAGGATGCAACTTATGACATCTACTTCGAGGTCAAGAAGTTCGTTGATAAAGACGGCTCTCATGCCGGTTTTTGCATAGGTGACGATATTGAGTCTGTTATTAGTATCGCTACTCATTGGATATACGAAGACGGAGAGGAAATTCCGTATGAGCCACATGAGATGGCGGCTAATATAGCACATGAGTTGGTGCACGCAAAACAGTTCTACAGGGAACAAATAAATATGGTAGATAACGTATGGAAGCACAATAATGTAAGAATTAACTGTGATACCATAAAGTATGATGATCTGCCCTGGGAGGTCGAGGCTTACGCATATGAAGTAATACTCGCAGATCTATTATGGGAGAATGTATAATGATGGAAGTATTAGATTTTTTAGGAGGACTTATTCTAGTAGCTTTATTTATAGCTATATCTTGGTCTATAATCTTACACAATAAAAATGAATATGATAAAATGAATAAAGAGGTAGAAAAAAATGACTCATCCCGCATTGGATAAACCTTACATACAACTAATCTGTAACCCCTACGAGCATCCTACATCTATCAACACTCGCGTCACTATTGATGTAATGCAGAAAGATCTGTCAAGAGATGATATGATAGAAGTACTTGAAGGGTTTATGAAGGCAATGGGCTATTCTTTTAGCTCAAAAGAA